ATGGGGATTGCTCAGCAGTTTGGCATTGAATCAACAGCATCAGATTTTATAGATAGAAAACTTTTAGAAGAACAGCGATATGAGTTGAAACTTTTAATTGATAATCGTTTTGGACATGGAACATGGAATCAAATTCTTTCAGAAAGAGCCGATAAAATAAAACAAGCGAAAGAAGCACAAAGACAGGCTAAATTAGAAGCTAAGAAACAAAGAGAAGAAGTTTTTGAAGCACTAAAATGGGTTGCTATTATTTTGCTTGGGGTAGGTGTAACCATTTTACTTTTAGTTTTGGGTTTAAAAGCGTTTGCAACAGAATTAGTTTATGAATACAAACCAAGAGATTATACAAGACAACAAAAAGAATGGAGAAATCCAGACCCAAAAAAATATACAACTTGTAGGCTAAAGAAAAGAATTACCTCAAAATATACAAATA